AAGATGGCAAACGATACTGATCTGTATAAAACAGAACAGAACAATCTGACGCAGCGTTTGCAAGCAGACATGGCAAGCGATTCATGGCTGTCAAAAAATATTCGTCCAATTACTTTGATTTATATTCTTGTTGCATATCTGTTGCTGGCAATTGTTGATGCTGCTGCTGTTGATATTGCCGATTCCTTTGTTGAATTACTTGGGCAATGGGGAATGTTGGTAATGTCTTTTTATTTTGGTGGTCGTACACTAGAAAAAATCATGGACATGAAAGGAAAAAAATGAAAGAGAACTTTGTTGCATCACTTAAGCATCTTTTGAAATCTGAAGGTGGATTCACTAATGATCCCCGCGATCCCGGCAACAAATTGCCAGACGGTCGTGCTGGCAGCACAATGCTTGGTGTCACTCAGGCAACTTGGGAAAGTTTTATTGGCAAGCGAGTGACGCAAGAACAGATGAAGCAACTTAAGCCAGAAAGTGTCGGCCCAATTTATAAAGTGAAGTATTGGGACGCAGTAAAAGGCGATGAATTGCCAGCAGGACTTGACTATTTGATGTTTGATTTTGCAGTCAACGCAGGTCCCGGACGCGCTATCAAAATCATGCAAAAAGCATTAGGCACAACACCTGATGGTGCTATTGGACCATTGACCATGAAAGCATTACACGCAGCATCAGCAGAAGAACTGATTGAAAAATTCAGCGAAGAAAAAGAGGCTTACTATCGAAGCCTCCCAACATTCGGCACATTCGGTAAAGGATGGTTGAGCCGAGTGGCAAGTGTCAAAGGCTATGCCTCTGAGATGCTTGCTTGATTCTTAGTTCGCGGCATCGTTGACGATCAGCGGGGGAAAAGTCTGGACTGATCTCAGCGATGCTGCAATCAAGTTCGCGTATCTTTACTGCGTCCAAAGCAAAAAACATAACTACAATACAAACTATGGACACAATCACGTAGTATGTAAGCACAACATATTCTTTCATTTTACAATCGCCTCTCTGTTCTGTTTAAACAGATAATCATTTCGATGCTCGCTTGGCGGTTGCCATCCATACTTCCTCCATACTGCTTGAACATTCGCGCCAGAAGTCCAGCGGAAATTATCCAATGGATTAATTTTGTGTTCCCCTTTATATACATCAGGAACGATTAGATTCTCTTTGCCGACTACTTTGAATTTCATCATAAGTCTCCAAAAGTTTAGTTGTCACCTCTAATAAATCTTCCTCTGTTACTCCATAGCGTTTGGCAAACGCTTTCCTTCCTAAGCCATGCACACCAGTATTGCCGCGATGGTGTTCAGGGCATAGACCTATCACAGGCGCATTGTCACGTTTCATGCCATGCCGCCTGATGTGATGTATTTCTGTTGGTGTATCTTTATAGCCAAGAGAACGACATAAGATGCATCCAAGTGCCGCAATTTTTTCATAATGCTTTTTTTGGTTTGAATTCATTTAAATCTTTTTGCGGTAAAGAATAGAACGGTCCATTGCCAATGTCATATATATTATCGTCAACCAAAAATGAATCGCGGTCAACCCATCCTATTACATTTACATGGTCATGATGAATTTCGCACAACACAAATACATCAGCAGGTTTTGTGCGAGACCATCCTACAGCATTAAGATTTCCTCCTTCCCTATTCGTTGATTTAACATCTATGGTTTTTCCTTTAGAAGAAATTAAATCTGCTTCAAACTTTCTGTAATCACAATTCAAATCAAAATTAAGGTTAAGCATTTTCGCTACTGCATATTCGCCCCATACGCCATCCAGTACAATTTGAAATGGTCGTTGATTTGATTGAATCATTTCTTTACCTCTTGACGAAGTTATTTCATATCGCCTACTGGCAAGGAATTCAAGCACTTGCATTTCAGTAACGGTAAAAAATATTTTCATTGCGTCAATTTTGTTTCCGTTCTGTTTGTTGCCTCCAGACTGCGCCACACTTCAATCTTTGCCTCTGCTCCTACCATTCGCCATCGTAAAAATTCTGCTTCCTGAACCGCTTGTGCAAGAGCAGCAAGGTGCAATTTGTAATCCTCATGAGAATAAGCATAAGTTTCTTTTGCTGATTCAGTTCTCTCAGTACAGGATGCCATTAATGTTGCTTTAACTGTTTTCCTGTATTCCGTCATATAGATGACGTGAGCCTTTGCAGTAGCATATTCTTTTGCATTGTCACGAATGTAATCTAATGCTTCAAACGGACTAATGTTATCTTTTGTCGTGTGTTGTTCTGCCATGATTATTGTGTCCTTTACTTTTATAGATGCTTACAGTTCTGTGCTCTTTGCAATCTTTGCATCGCCATGCTCTATATCTTGATTCTCCTTTTATTCCTCCTTCGGTTGGTTTGTGTCGTTGACAGGTAGTGCAAAAAGTTTTGCCTTCATTCTTTAACAAATGTTCCTTCTGCATTTAGATGTCCTTTGCGATCTTTAATTTCGTTATAAGCGTGTTCTAAACATCTAGTTAAATCAAGGTCTTCTAAAGCAGCCACATTGATAAGACAAACAAGAACGTCACCAAGACCGTCAATGATTTGATTGCGATTACGTTTACAAATTGCATCGGACAATTCTCCCATTTCAGAAAATGCTTTCAGCAGTTGTGTTTTGCTATCGCTATTAGCAATGATTCCTCTTGCTTCAGACCATCGTATAACGTCGAGTTCAATCATATTCCAAGTCATTTAAATTGCTCCTATGCATTTTTAGGGTTGATAGCATTTCTTTTAATCTTGCTTTGTTTGCTGCAATTTCTTCTTCCGTATGCTCTCTGCTGATAGACAAAGTGTTTTTAGGAACGTGTGCTTGCCGCAATAGTTCTCTAAACTGTGGCAACGAAGGAGGATCAACAGGCAAATTATCTAATACCTTATTGATCGTTTCTGGAGTCGTAGCGAATCCAGCCAGTTTCCTGTCCCAAAGGTCCATCGCATTTGCAATGCCAGCATCAGTTCCATCGGGAAGAATTTGTCCTGTCTTCCACATATTCAGGAAGCGAGTTCCATAGTGGCCTTGCATAGTGGCAAATATTTTTTGTACCCATCTGCTAGGCAAACGGTTTTCAGATGTCGATGATGTGAGATTCATTTGATAAATTCCTTTCATCCCCAAAAATCGTTCGTGCTGCTGCTAGGTTTTTGTCTACAGGTTTAGAAGTACCACGCATCCACTCTGCTTTGAAACCTATCCATCCTCTTTCGCAACAAACTCTTAGTGCTGCTTCCAAACTCATATTTGCACTGTTTGCTTCCCGGACGATTCCTTTGATTGCTGTATCGGTAATTGCTGCTTTCTTGCTTTTGCGTAACGTCACAAAATCATTCCATACAGAATCGCTTACTCCGTCAGGAGTAGCGTATATATGTTTTTTATTGGTTATTGGTTTATGGTTTATGGTTTGCATTAGCCCCTGATTAGGGGGGCTATCACTAGGCTTTGCCCATCTTTTTTCTGCACCACGTTTCCCGGCAGCAGCAAACTCTTTATATCTGGTAATTTCTGCGTCTGCTCTTACGTTCGTCCATCCTTCATCAGTCAATGTGAAAAAACACTCAAGGATGAACTTTACTTCGGCAACATATTCACGCATGCCAATCTGTCGTGCGATTGCTTCGACTCCAGTTAGCAAAGGTTTTTCATGCAGATAATATTCATCAAGCATTCGTCTATAGGCTAAATCTTCCATGTGCGAAAGATTGCGCGTATGACTGATGTAATCGCCGATGTGGAATTGATAATAATTCATAAGCCTCCTTTTTTCGTGAAAGCCAATTATGCAGCCATAATACTTTGCTGACAATCCATCAGTTCAATACGAACTAAACATTGTCCCCCTTTGACAAGTTTGCCTCGAACTAAAGTCAAATGATCAATCTGCCCATCATCAACAAAAACACCTGCTTGGCATAAAGCGTCTAATAAACTTTTCGCGTAATTGTCTAGATCACGAATTCTGCGGTCAGGAGGATTTAGTTCGATATAAACTTTAAGCCTTTGTAAATCAAAGCCAGAGTGTTTAGTCATGGCATATTCATGACGAACTAATGCTTTAAAACCAACTGCTTTCTTTGTAAGGAAGCGACTTGATCCTCTAAATCCCCAATACGTATTTACACTTGGAGGGAAAGGAACGGTCAAATTTAATTTTTTACTTGTGCTATCCATCATACTCCACGATAATAATACTTCGGACCGTGATTCAGCATGCTCAGTCACAGTCCGATTTTTAAACAACACGAAAGGTTAATCATGCGTACTTCAGATTCAATCAAACACATTGCTCCTGCTTTATTGGCAGCACAAAAGCAAATGACGTTTGCCTCCAAAGATTCAAACAATCCGCATTACAAAACCAAATACGCTGGACTTCCACAAGTCATTGACGCTATCAAAGGTCCATTGAATGACAATGGTATTACATTCCTACAGACACCTAGTATCCCAACAATTGATGATGTTCGTTTAGTTCTGGTCACGCGATTGCTGCATGAATCTGGCGAATGGATTGAAGATACTGCGATATGTCCAATGCCAAAGCAGGACCCACAAGGGTTGGGCAGTGCGATGACCTATCTTCGTAGGTATAGCCTCGCTGCAATATGCGGTTTGTATCAAGACGATGACGATGCTGAAGTCACAAAAATTAATATCAACACAGAGCCGCTGATCAATAAATTAAAAAATGCGGAAACAGTCGCATCGCTAAGAGATATATGGGTTGAAGTTTACAAAATCGCCGAATCAGATAAGACCGCATTGCGTATTCTTGAAGCCGAAAAAGACAAGCGCAAAAAAGAATTGGAGGCAAAATGACTGACAAACAACCCGAAGCCCTGCGGCTGGCTGATGAAGCAGACCAAAGAGATTTTGGCCTTGATTTAGAGCCAACATGGATAAAAGAAGCCGCCGCCGAACTACGCCGCTTGCATGAGGTGAATGCTGAGTTGGTTACTGCGTTGGAAAAAATAGGGCTTTGCATTGCACATGACAACCCTGAAGGCGCAAGAAACATTGCAGCAGCCGCTTATGCTTATGCCACAGGAGAACAACAATGATTCCGAAATCACAGTCAATGCGATTTGTCATGTTGACCATGATGGATGTTGAAGACGATTGGATTAACAGCAAGTGGAAAGACAAGAGCGACATGATTAACCCTGACGCGCCGATGATCGTGCAGGTCGGTGACTACGGTTATGAGGTGCAATCCTGCGGCGGTGATGGTGACATCGAAGGCTTTGTCATCCAGTGCAAGGAAGAACCTGTCTGCAAGTGGGAAGGAATGGAGTGCATAAAACTATGACTGACGACATTGGTAACCAATTTGCACATAGGTTAGCCGTGATGCTGGAGTGCGCCCTGCTTGATCCCGTTGGCACTTGGAATGACGGACACGCACTGCTAGACGAATACCGACAAGCATTGCGTGAACGTGACGATGCGTTGGGTATTCCATACGTCAGCGGATTTGCAAAGGATTGATATGACCATCACACTAACCCGCGAGGAAGCGCAACAGGTGCTGGATGCTCTGGATTCTGACTGTAATGCGACACGTTATGGAGCAATCGAAGACCTCCGAGCCCGACTTGTGCAGCCTGAACCTTCCTGCAAAACCGGAAGCCAGTGCATCGGCGGGAAGTGTCCGCAGTGTGTTGTGAGCGAATGGCAGGGGTTGACGGCTTACGAAATACAAGAATTACATTTGGAAAATCTAAATTGGGGAAACTTTGCCTGTGCCATTGAAGCCAAGTTAAAGGAAAAAAATCATGGATGAAAAACAATTTGAGCGCAGAGAAAAAGCGCGATTAGATGAAATGTTTGATGCAATGTCTGACGATTCAGAATTGGATTATGGAAATACATTGAGTCAATATGAAAAAGATTTTGCCAATGCGTTTACAAGATTGATCAAAGCGGGTTACGGTGATGATGCTTTGACGCTTATAAAATTTGATTACAAGAAAGGGGATACATAATGGCTCAATTCGAATCTGCTTTTCCAGTTTTGTTCTTGTATGAAGACGATTTTATTGATCAAGAAAAAAATGAAGAAATAAAAAACAGATGTTTAGAAATATATAAATCTGTACCGCAATCAACAAACGATTGGAAAGGAGGAACTTATACTACGCATGACACATATGATATTTCGCAAGACTCAACGTTTAGATTTTTAATAAATAAAATAACAAATTATGTAAATCAATTTGCTGAAATGCATGATTCTTTTGTAGGGTATTCATGTGTTTCAGGATGGGCAAATATTGCAAAAAAAGGAGATTATCAAGAATATCATTCCCATCCCGGTTCAATATTTAGTGTAGTTTATTACGTTAATGTTCCAGAAGGTTCAGGGAAAATTTTGTTTGAAGACCCAAAAGCGCCAGATATGTTTCCTCCTAAAAAAATTATAAAAGGTTCTAGTGTTTTTTCGCACAACACTATTAGTTATGAACCAAAAGAAAAGCGAATTATAATTTTTAGATCATATTTAAGACATTTAGTTGAGCAAGGAACGAATGTTGAAAATAGAATTAGTCTCGCGTTTAATTTTGTATGAGGATGAGAATGGACACGACATTATTAGAACAGGGTACAGATGAATGGAAGATTGCGCGTCTTGGTCATGTATCTGCAAGCAATATTGCGGCAGTGATGAGCAAAGGCAAAGACAATGGCGAATCTACTATTCGCCGCACATACAAGATAAAACTTGTGGCAGAACGCATGACAGGCAAGCCGCAAGAATCATACAAAAATGCTGCAATGGAGTGGGGAAATGAGCAGGAGCCTTTTGCTAGAATGGCATATGAAGCAATGACAAATGTGTTTGTAGATAAAACAGGTTTCTGGAAACACGATTCTATTGAATGGCTTGGAGTGTCACCGGATGGATTAGTTGGTGACGATGGTTTGATAGAAATCAAATGCCCAAACACAACAACACATCTGGAATATATTTTTGATGGCGTAGTGCCAACAGAATATAGAAAACAGATGCAATGCCAGATGTGGGTGACAGGAAGGCAATGGTGTGATTTTGTAAGTTACGATCCACGGATGCCAGCGAAGAATCAATTGTTCGTTATACGGTATGAGCGTGACGATAAGTTGATTGCAACAATGCAGGAAGATGTTTCAAAGTTTTTGAATGAAGTACAAGCAATCATTGACAAATTAAATGGAGCGTGAATCATGGATGACCCAATTCAAAGCAGCATTCAATATTTGATTGAAACTGGATGGACTGAGGAACAGGCAAAAAATTTAATTAGAGCAATCAACGACCCATCAGCCGAAAGGTTATGGGAAATTGCTCCCAAGTGGATTGAGCATTGTGGCGAAAGCAAATTTTATGTTACTGGAATGCTTGATTCTGTTGCAATGGGTTTGGTAAGTGTTTCAATGAACGAAGAAGGCGAATGGATGTTTGCTTTGAATGACAAAGGTTTGGGAGTAGGAAAAACATTGCAAGGAGGTATGTAATCATGGCGGTCAATAAATTTACAGGCATCGGCAATCTTGGGCGTGATCCAGAAACGCGATTTACTGCGGAAGGAACAGCAGTAACGAATATTTCCATTGCGATTACCGAAAAGTACAAAGACAAAAACGGCAATCAAAAAGAAGTGACGGAATGGGTCAACATTGCATTCTTCGGCAAACTGGCAGAAATTGCAGGTCAATATTTGCAAAAAGGATCGAAAATTTATGTGGAAGGCAAATTAAAAACAGACAAGTATGAAAAGGATGGCTGCTGGCAACATGATGATCCCCTTTCGTGAGTGTTATCAATCAGACATCTAATCAATGTCTGAAGTAGTATTATGCCTGAATATAATACTTT